CTCAGTTCATCTGGGCTATAACCAGCAGCAGCACAAATTTTGGAAATAATCTTAAAAGCTGCCAATATGAAAATAGGTGGCATACTTTTATCAAAAGCCTTATAATCACCTGCAATCATGCGTTCCAAGCCAAAAGCCGTTAGATATTCTCTCATATCATGCCATTCTTTGGATTGCGCAATAGTACCTGGAGCACTTTCAAAGACATATCTATTATCCTGTATCAATCTAATGATAGGTAACAAATACATTCTACATACTATACTCCAATCAAAAGGCGCTCCACCAAAAACACGAGTCTTACCTTTCTCAATTTTCTCATATTTGGTGGGTTCATCTTTAAGATGAGCCATAAAAACAGGCATATTGCGTTTGCCCTCTTGATATGTCTCGAGAATCTTAACCACACGATCACGCATCTCCGTGGAAATGTCAACGGGATCTTGAAGATCATTCATTGGTGGTATAGAGTGGATGAAAGCACGTTTGGTTTTACACCAAGGAAAACCTGCCGACGTGTTTCTGTTCATTTTATCCACATAACTAAGACCTGCACGGCCATTAACCGCCGTAAACATGTCATAAACATGAACTTGCTCCAAATCTTCTGGAGAAATCAATGATAAAATATCATTGGTATAACTCTCAACACAATGTTCCAAAATATCATCACGAAAACCTGTTGGAATATTCACCATATCCAAGGCAGCAATACGCCATGGTACATATCCCTTCATAACTGGTTGAGAAAACTTCTGAGAAAAACCATGCTTCTCCACCTCGTCAGCAATACAAGTGCGGACCACACGAGATTTAGGCATGAAACGTGTGCCAGTTAAAGAACCATAGACATGAGCACTCCCGTGATCAATATAACGGAATGGTGATTTCTTATCCAGAAACGTAAGTTGTCTATTTAGGGCTGATGGGGCATTCAAATTTGGTTCGCCACTCTGAATAAGTGGAGTCTGCAATTCCTTACGCGCTTCATCGATATCACTAGGCAAAATCCTAGCTGCCCGAATCTCATGTGTTGGTGCACCTAAAGCATGAATACCTACAATGACAGGACCCATTTCAGTAAATACTAAAAGGGGGCTGCCACAATCTCCCAAGTGGGTCAAATCCTCAGTGACACCACCAAAAAAGAGTAAATCACTACCAGGTGTTCGTGCCTGTGTAACCTTAAAAACCTTATTACTATAAGGATTCAATTCTGAGGTCACACCTAAATATTCACCAATGTATTTGCCATTAAATGATTCTTTAGGAAACAGACCCGAAATGTCTTTAACAGGTGGTAAACCCTTAATAGTTAAAAAAGCTACATCAGTGGTCTTAGAAAAATAAATCTGCGAACGCACAATAATACACTGATGGTTGCCAGTTACACCACTATCACTAGAACGCATAATTTCCAAAACAAAAGTATCAACATCAGGTACAGCATGAGCATTAATAGCATAAAGTTGTCCACCCAAGGCTAAAATTCCAGTGCTGGCAGTCTTAGTGCCGACTTTCAAAAAAGCACGAGCACAATTATTTTTAATCATAGCTCGAATCCTCTCCTTATCTAATGCTTTCCAAGATGAAGTCAAATCTGTAACATCAAATCGTGATGTTGTAAATTCCTCCTTATACCACACATTTTCACGCTGTGTACCAGTTGTTGAAGGCATACGTCCAACTTCATCCACATTTTGTCGCATAAACAATGTATCTTCCTGTTGGCAATTTGGACAAGGTCCCACAATACCTCGAGGAATAACCTTAGACAAAACATGCTTAGTAAAAGCACTGGCCACAAAAACGGAAGAAGACAAAACCAAAAACATTTTAGAATATCGAATCAACGGTGCATATTGGGCACGCACGCGACGTGATAAACGCCGGAGAGCAAATTCAAAAATCAACCTTTGCCATTCAATACGATGAATTTCTTGAACAAATCTAGTACCAAACAAGAAAAAGAAAAAAGGTCCAACCAAATACCATAAGACATAGTATGCCGTGAAAGATAATATAGTACACATAGTATAACATAAACTTTCATGATCAATCATATCCCATGTAGTATCTGTCCAACCGAAATTATCAAATACGTATTTACTAAACCAATTAGAATGGTGATATATAGTATCAGTAATAGAAAAAGTTCTATTAGTGATATAACCACCAAAACTCTGTGGTACAAAATACCCATCATTTGACTCATTTGAACTCGAATCTTCCTCATCCGTGTGAGAATCGGCTGGAGGTTCAAAACCGCAACCACAAAGATATGTGGGATAAAGACAGTCGAAACAAATCTTAATTTTGCTGGTTTCAAGTTCCTCACGTCCAATAAGCTCTTGGATGGCCTCATGTTGTTTAACTTGATTGCCAAACCAATGCAAATAATCCTCAATGTTCGTAAATTTACACTCCTCTTGAGTCTTACCTTTGGTATTATCAGCAGCATCAGTTTCTGGCACCACGCGTTTAACAGTGTAGAGCCAATAATCAGCATATTTACCAGGTTGTTTATTACAGGTAGAATGGTCCAACATGCGATTGTGAGCATGTTCGGGTTTCACTGTAACTTCAACAACCCATGGTAAACGGCGCTGAACAGCCAAAGGACAAGAAAAATATGCTTGTGCATTCAAATGCTCAGTATTTGTTGTAGCAATAACCAATTTAGCTTGAACAGGAGTTTTACCCTTGTCCTCAAGACTAGCTTGGTCTGGCTGATAAGCCACATTATTCATAACACCAATAATCTCCTTCAAAGAAGGATCTTCAGTTCCCAAACTAGGACTTTGTGCCGCTATATCATCCATAACAATACACCACTGCGAAGTAGTGAAACCATTCCAGTATTTTTCACCTGGATTACGTGTGTACTTATTGCTAGTATCACACGAATAACCAAAAAGTTGTGCATAATATTGAAATGTAATATTAATAAGTGTAGATTTACCTATGCTAGATCCACCAAAATACATAACACCAAAAGGTGAAGCTCGATCACGCTGAGAAGATTTACGAGAAATATCATTACTCTTCATGAGCTGAAGATCGGCATAATACTGTGTAAGAC